TGTGATTCCCCCTTTTAAATAGTAGAGGACGGCTTTTAGGCCGCCCTCTTGGGATTTTTTAAGGCAGGCGGTTGGCCTGCCTATGGTGTCGTTAGATTAGGTTGTTTGCCTTTAGAAGTTCCTCGAACTTCTCTTTCTTGCGGTCAAGGCAGACAGTGGCGTTGTCGTAGAGGTAGTGGTAAATTTTTAATATATCTGCTTTGCGGTGAATGGTAAGATGGTAAGCGTTGTAATTCTTTTGCTTCATAAGGTGAAATTTTTCAATATTAGCCTTTTCTGTTAACATTGATTGCAACGATTGCAAGAAATCAAGAGATCCGGTTGTGAATATTACATGTATTCCACATCCCCCGTTTTTATATCTCTTGCTAACTCCTACACATCCATCACCGTCAAAGAATCCTCTTATGAAATGCCTGTTTAATCCACCTGATAAGCTTTTATGAGGATACTGAAGCACTAAACTTTTCCTTGGAATGCAACCATGAGATATTAAAGACTGTACAAGACGCTTCGACGATACTTTTAGAGTTGCAGTTTTGTTGTTAAAATCAAAACTCCATAATCTGTTTTGATCAATTAGATAAACTCCAAGGAATTCGGCTAATTTATCTGCCATTTCGTAATCATTCTTGGATAGATTAATACCCATCGACCAACTTGACTTATTCTTTTCATAGTTACGTATTGTACCATCGGCCATCAAGAAGCCAAGAAAATAAGCTTTATCCTGTGTGTTAATCACATCGAAAACATCATCGTTTTGAACTTCATATTTTTTCTGTGAACAACTAGGATTCCTAACCTCGACACCTTTTCTTTTAAGGGTTTTAACTATATTTGTTGTTCCTGATGTGTTGTACAGTTTGGCAATCTTTTTGACGCTCATTCCTTCCAAATATAATTTTGCCCAATTATCATGATCATAGTAGTATTTTCGGTGCCACTCAATTTCTTCAGGTTTCCTAATTCTCACGCCCATCTTTTTTAATGCCGCCCAGACTGTTGAATGATCAATTCCATATTTCCTGCCAATTTCAACGGTGGACATACCAGATTCATACATTTTTACCCATTCTGGATAGAGTAAAGCAAGTTCTTTATGTCGCTCTTTTTCTTTATGTGGACGCATTATTATGCCCATCTTTTTTAATTTCTTACATACGGTAGATATGTCACAACCGTACTGTTTGGCAATTTGGTAAGATGAAACTCCTGATTCGTAGAGTCTAACCCATTCAGTATATTCCAAAATTGATTTAGCCACGGCAATGAGCCTCCTTTATTACATTCTAACACATTGCCGTGACTATTTCAAATTTATTTATACTAGGACGGGTTATGGCCATAGATCCAATCCGGAAGATCCCAGCCGAAACTCCATCTACCTACAACCTTGTACTTCTGTTAAATTCTGCATGTTTCCATACAGCATAGACTATATCATCCCTTTCGGGGACGGCGCTTAATGGGATATTATTGTTTCCTCAATCCCTAGTCGTTGAACCTTCACCCGCCCTGGCCTAATGGTTACATCGGGTGCTTGGCTGCTGATTACCCATTGCAATATCCGTTAACTTTTTATTCCTTCGCATTCACCATTACTGGTCATGCTGTAGCATAACGGCTTTAGGGTTTCCCAGCAATTCACCGTCTTTGCAACGATAGCACTTTACAATACTACCGTGGGCCTATACAAAGTTAAGCCACCTCGTCGTCAAACTCCACCTTGTCGGCAAAGTCCGGCTTACGACGCCAGAACCAATTAAGGTTCTCTTTCATACGAGCTTTGTCACAAAGGAACCAGGCATTTGAGTCGGTCAGGAACGGATACTCAACGACCGCGAGATTTCCAACCCAAATGTTAATCGCATGGTCGGTAATATCCGGCTCTTCTTTTGTCTCCGCGATAATGATCGCTTTCTTCCGCAATGCGGGCGGCACGATTAAGGTATCCGGCATAATCAGCAGTTCGTTGCCCTTGTCGTCAGTCCACGCTAGCATATTTGTGCGCGTTGTTTCCACGTTCTCGGCGGTCAGTTCAAGAGTGCCGACATTGCTGAATGTGCTTGCGCTGCCCGGCATTTTCGGGTGATCGGAGGCGCAGAGCGCCTTGCCGTCAGGTCCGTAGTAAGAGGCGTTGAAAGCGTTGTTGAAAACGCTCGCCGCGTGTTTCTGAGTTGTGAAATAAACAACGCGGGCAAGCTTTTTAACCCGCTTCTTGATCTCGCTGTACTGGTCATCTTCGACAAGTTCCCTCTCAAGCTGGACACCCTTTGAGTATTTCTTGTGGGTATAGGTGCTTTTGAAGCCCTTGGAGAAATCTTCGTAGCTTACCTTGGCCCCGGACGATTGCCATTCGTCCATTACTCCCAATTCCCCAAGGCCCAGGTTAAATTCTTGAGCTTTGCTGGAGTTCTCCACGTTGAAAATTTCAGCAAGGTAGTCCTTGTGCATTTTCTGGTGCTTGTCGTATATCTTCCGCAACCCCGGCAGCAAAAGCTCTCCCCAGTTGTCGCTGATTATCATTTGGTTTCCCCCCTTGAAATGCGAAAAAGCCCCGGTTAAAAGGGCTTTCCCGTTATTTTGAATCATAACCCGCAGGATCAGGTCCTTGATGTCGTCCAGCGAGGTAGGCATAACCACCAGGGGACCGGCCTCGGAAGCTACCGTGGCGTTTGCGTCGATGGTGTTTTCGTCCTTCAGGTCTACGCCCGCCTTGCCGATGTTGATCACGTCGGCGTTGGCCGCCCCGCCCAGACCCAGCAGGATGTACTTGCTGGTGGTGTCGGGAGCTACCGGGAACGGTTCTTCCACGGTCAGCGTGTCGGAAGATCCGGTGTAGTCCTTGACCGTGCGGAGGCTGCCCGCCGCCGCGCCCTCGTAGATGTACAGCAACGCGCCGTTCCAGTCGTCGTCGGTCGAAGTGGTCAATGCGGTGTCAACCAGCGTGGTTGTAGTCCCGCCGGTAGCCGTGCTGTCCAAGTGGTCTGCGAAGGAACACTTGTAGATGTTGAACGGGTTGTCGTAGACCTTGCCTTTGGTCGTTTTGCCGGACGGGTTGGTGGCGGTCGTGAAGCTTTCGGCCATCACGCCCAGCACATTAGTAGCGTTGGCCGCTGCCTTCGCCACTTTGCCGGCGGTCAACACGACCATGTCCCCCCGGGAAAAGGCGGTATTGGGAGTAAGTTCGTACTCCACCCCGTTGTCGCTTACGTTCATCATGTTGCCGACGAGTTCAAACCCGTCGGTCGTCCTGCTTGCAGTCAGAGTCATCTTTTATTCACCTCTTTTTAGAAGTCTTTTGTTTGCTTTCGATCCATTCTTTCTCTGTGAGTCCAAGGTTACGGCACAGTTTGCGCTCCTGCGGCGATAAAGTAACCTGCCTGGAAGTGTCTCCCGGCAGGCTGCCGCCTTCGACTTTCGTTTTGGCCCGTTTCCCGATGTTCGCCAGGGTCTTTTGCTCGGCTGCCGTCCTGATATCGTTCAAAAGCTCGCCGGAGGCTACCTTTTGGCCGATAACGTAGCTGGCGGCCGTCTCGAAGTCCAGCACCGCCCCGCTTTGGGCAAAGGCGTCGATCTCCTTGATGTATTTCGCGGCCAGGGGGATTTTAGCCAAAACCTCGTTTTTCTGCTGGTTGTACTGGATCATGCCGGTGATTTTGGCGTCCTGCTTCTTGCGCTCGGCCAGTTCGCTTTCAAGCTGGGCGAGGCGCACTTCCTTTTCCACTTCTTCGTAGGCTGCGGCCTTCGCCACTTCCTCGTCGAAGCCGAGGTCGGTAAACCGCTTCACTTTTGCGTCGTAGCGGGCCTGGACCTGCCTGTGGTACTGGTCCTCCCGGCTTTTTTGCTCGGCCCTGGCCGCCTCTTCTTCGGCGCGTACTCTCCTGTCCCGGGCAAGGCGCTCGGTGATAATGCGGTCAAGCTCCTCCTGGGTGAGGGTTACTTTCGGCTTTGCGTCCTCTTCTTCAGCGGGGTCGGCTTTCTTCTCCTGGTCCGGCTTGGCGGTATCTTCCTCCGGCGTTTCCTCTTCTTCCGGCTCGTCCTCTTCGTCGTTATCGGGCGCGAGTAAGCCCTTTACGTCGTCATCGTCCGCTTCGGCGGGGTCGTCGTCCTCGCTTTCATCGGCGAAGGAACCGGGGCTGCCGGCGCTCCCCGTGTCGGGGGCCAGCATAGGGGGACGATAGCCAATCATTTGCTCGATTTTGTTTGTAAACATAACTCTCCTATCCGTTTAAGGCTCGTCAGCCATTATTTTCCGTGCTGCTTTTAACGCCTTCAGCACGTTTCGGGCGTGAAAAAACCCGCTTGACGCGGGCTACTTCACTGTTTTCTTTTTGGGTTTTGCCTTGGGCTTGCCCTTGCCTTTGCCCTTGCCGCCGCCTTTTTTCCTGCTCATCCCGGCTTTCTCCATTGCCGCCGCGACGGCCATTTTCTGAGCCTTCTCCCTGCTTTCCGGCCTGGCGTGGCCGATCATGCCGGTCTTGTCGTAAGACTCCATCATCTCGGAGATATTTTTACTCGCGGTTTTCTTACTGCGACCCTTCAAAAGGGGCAACTCCACCGCCTCCCCCCGCCAAAATCTCCTGCAGCGCCGGGATAAGCTGGCCGGGCGGCAGGGCCGCCAACTCTGCCCTCACGTCCTCCGGCAGTTGGCCGATCAACTCCACAAGCTCGTCCTTCCCCGGTTGCTGCGCCTGCTGACCTGCGGGCAGCACCACGCCCTGCTGTGAGAGCATTTGCTTTTGCATCGCGTCGTTTAGTTCCTGCTGCCGTTTCTGCTGAAGCCTCTCCTGAACCTTCTCTACCGGCGGGAACCGGCCCGTTTTCATCACGTCGAGGAAGGTCTCGACGTCAATTATGTTGGTCGTCAACAGTTCTTTGGCTATCTCCATATGGTAGATCCGGTCGGCAGGGACGACAGAGGTAACTTTGCACATGGTGTCGAATTCGGGGAAGTAAATCTCATAATCCCCCTCGGATACGCCCATAGCGGCGAGGTGTTCCTGAAATTCTCTGTCCCCCATGCCGGGGGGCTTGACCTGCGCCAGGGGGACGGATTCCCCGGTGTCAAAATGGTAATATTTCAGCATATTTTCCTGCGAGTACGTCTTGTAGTAGATCTCGTCTTTCTCGCCGCGTATGCGGTAGCGCCTTTCTTCTGTGTAAAACTGCCCGATCAGCCTGTTGGTGAATTGCCCCGCCTCCTCGTAGGCGGCGGTTATTGCCTGCTCCGCGAGCCTGAGCCTTACCTGTGCCCTCGCCGACAGCTCCGCTATGGCTCTGAACGCCGTCACTGAGCCGGGCGTTTTCCCCTGCGACACGTCGAAGCGCCCCACGATGGTTTCCATGACCTTCTGCAGCCGGCTCATTTCGTTCTGCAGGGTGGAGGGTATGTTAGAGGCGTATTCGCGCTTAATGCCTCCGATGTTCCGGACAGCAAACCACATGCCGGGCAGGGTGCCCTTCTCCTTGATAATCTTTTTCTGCTTCTCCGTGACGGCATTTTCCTCGTACCACGTTTGCCCGACCGCGCCGTGCATGTGGCCCTCAAGGATAATCTCAGCCGTTTTGTTCAATACGATCTGCGGGTTTTTGAGGAAATAGGCGTCCCCGAAGCCCCAGACCGAGTTCTCGCGGTGATACCTCGGCTTTAAGAAAAACGGGAATGTGACCGTCTCTCCCGGCTCGAAATAGATATAATTGACGTGCTTCAAGTAGATCCTCTGGCCTTCGCCCGCCCACCAGATAACGTGCAGGCCGGAACCCAGATCCTCCTCCCCTTCTCCCAGGATAAGGGGCCTTCCCTTGTACCACGTTTCAATGACCGGAACCATATCTGTCCGCGAATCGTAGACGTTGAAGCCGTCGGCGTCCTCCTGGTCGGTGTCGAGTAGGTCTTCCTCGTCCTGGATCTCCTGCTGTATCAGGTGCGCCCTTTCCGGGTAATTTTCATCGACTGATTCCATCGTGTGCCAGATAACCTTGTGGCAGCGGTTGCCCTCGTTTATGTCCTCCTTGCACCGTGCATCCGGCACTAAGACAAGGGGGTGCAGGGCTTTCCAGCGTATGTCCCCTTCCCACCGGTTAGGCCCTCTGCCGCCGCGCCAGTCCGGGTCCCAGTACGGATGCCAGATAAGGCTGCCGTAGAGGAAGAACCAGCGCAGAAGCTTTGTCCTCTCGCTGGCTATCTTGTTTTTGTAGAAAATATACTTTTTTATCTCCGACATTACCGTGGCCGCTTCGTTGTCGCCCTGCTCCACCGGGAAGTCCACCAACTCAACGTCCTGGGCAAACTCAGAGGCAGTGCCTTCAATGAGGGTGAAAGTCACATTCTCGACGCAGTTAGGCCGGTTTTTCTGCTGCTCTGCCGAGCGCAGGGCGTTTCCGTCGGAACCAAGGATGTCCCAATGCTCGCCCTTGTAGAGCTTATACATTTCTTTCCACTCGTCGATTACAAACCGCTTTGCGTTTTTGTCGCGCTCGTACCACTCGCTGCATTTGCGAGTGGCCTTGTCTTCTTCCGGCGAGTTGCCCTTAATCACGTGGGCGGCAATGTCCCTGCTTTCAACTTCGTAAACTGCGGTTTCTTCCATAGCTCAACCCTTCTTCCGCTTGCTCAATTTGCCGAGAGTCTTAGCCAACTGCGCCTGCTTCTGCGTGGTCTTGTCGCCTGACTTGGCCTTTTTGGCGATCCACTCCTTGCT